GTGGGCGAGCGTGGCTGATCCGAGAACAGGCCGCAGCCATTACGCGGGCGTGGGCAACAACAAGGCATCCATTTCGGTAGCCGAAATGGAGCGCGCGCTGCAGAGTGCCCGCTTGACAGCGACCGGCAATCCCTACGCCGGCCAAATGCTCGCAACCGCATCAGCCGGGGCGGGAATGGCCGGGAAAGGTGGCGCTCAGACCGTGATCAACCAGACCAATAACACTACTGTGCACGGTGCCGGGGATCCGCGCGCGACCGCGCAGGCGGTGGCCAGCGCCCAGGAGGGTACGAACCAGCGTCTCATTCGCAACCTGAAGAGTGCGACAGCATGAGCCTCATAGGCGATCTCCAAACGGTGCTTTTCCGGCAAGGCCGTTCTATTGCCGGGATTGTGCCCAATGTCACTATCGAAGAATCGCATCGTGACGAGTTGACCATCACAGATCACCCGGTCGAACAGGGCGCGACTATCTCCGACCACGCGTACAAGAACCAGGCGGAGGTGACATGTCGTTACGGTTGGAGCGACAGTGCGCTTCTGGATGCTGCGATAACATCGTTTGCACAGGGGCTGCTCGGGGGAAGCCTGAGCGGGGCGGCTAACAGTGCGCTCGACGTGAAGGCGGTCTATCAGCAACTGCTTGACCTGCAGGCGTCGCGCGAGCCGTTCGATCTGGTGACCGGAAAGCGCTCGTACACCAACATGCTGTTCAAGTCGCTCGCTGTCACGACTGACGAGACAAGCGAGAACTCGTTGATGCTGACTGCCGTAATGCGGCAGATCATCATCGTTCAGACACAGGTCACGACGCTGCAGCCCGCCGAAAATCATGCGCAGCCGCAGGCGACGGCCCCGACGCAGAATACCGGAACGAAGCAGCCGCAGGCGTCGAGCGCCAGTATCCTGTATCGAATCAAAACAGGGGGAATGGGAAGCTGATGCAGACCTACGAAATACCCCTCACGCCTGAGGCGCAGACTTTCAAAATCACGCTCGGCGCGACGCAGTATCAGATGACGCTGCAATACCGCAACGCGCCTGGCGGCGGGTGGATGCTCGACATCGCGGACGTCGCCGGGAACCGAATCCTGTCGGGCGTCCCACTGGTGACCGGCGCGGATCTGCTTGCGCAGTATGACTACCTGAACTTCGGCGGTGAGCTATGGGTTCAGACCGATCTGGATCCGGCCGCTGTCCCAACATACGAAAATCTTGGCACCACGTCACACCTCTATTTCATCGTGCCGTAAGCCGGTTTAGTTGCGGGACTCCCGGATCTGCTCAAATTCCGATCGCGACTTCGCGCAGTATCGAGCATGAGACCGCGCGGTTTGTGATCGGGCGTATTCGAATTCCGGCGCCATGTACTGTGCTGCCTTTGCCTCACCTATGTATGCACATTGCATCTGTGCCGCGTTGAACTCGTCTTCGAGGCCAGTCTGCGCTTTGCATAGCGTGTCGTATGCCTTGAGCTTCGCCCAGCCGCGAATGAGGGATTCGCAGTCCACGGACTGGGCCTGGCAAAGTGGCGAGATAGCTACGAGAAAGGCGGCGATGGTCTGCTTCTTCATTTGATTCTCCCTGACAATTATGAGCCGACAGTGGCTTCGAAAAGTGTCGCTGATCGTAGGAGACGCGAGCGGGAACGGCCTTGACCTATCGCAATTGCACATTCGCTTTAACGTTTGGAGCGCGACGACGCAATCTCCGAACCATGCGAGCATCCGGGTCTACAACATCGCGAGTTCGACACTCGCCTCGTTGAAGCAGGAGTTCACCCAGGTCTTCCTGCAGGCTGGCTACGAGGGCAGCTTCGGGCAAATTTTTTCCGGTGCAATCAAGCAGGTACGCGACGGACGCGAAAACGCGACCGACACCTTTGTCGACCTAATCGCGGCCGACGGCGACGAAGCCTACAACTGGGCCGTCGTGAGCACGACGCTCGCGGCCGGCTGGACGCAGGCGGACTATCACGGTGCGCTCATGCAGAGCATGGCGAGCTATGGTATCCAGGCGGGCTACATACCTGCGCTCACGCCAACTGCCTTGCCGCGCGGCAAGGTCTGTTTTGGCCAGACGCGCGATTACATGCGCCAGCTCGCGGGAAGCGCGGGCGCGCAGTGGACGATTGAGGGTGGCCAGCTTCACATGGTTCCCGTGGATGGTTTGCTACCGGGCGAAACTATCGTGCTTACGTCGGCCACCGGAATGGTGGGCATGCCCACGCAGACAGTGGACGGCATCATGATTAAGTCGCTGCTCAATCCGAACATTCGTCCGGGGTGCCAGGTAAAGATCGACAACGCGAGCATTCAGGGCGCGGCGATCTCTGTCGACTACACGGCGATCAACTATTTTCCGAGCACGGACGCCGACGGCTTTTACAAAGTGTTCTCGACTCATCTGAGTGGGGACACGCGCGGCGGGGAGTTTTACTCGGACATGATTTGTGCCGCGGTGAATGGCACAGCGCCGCTGAGCTCCACATATACAAATGCGGTGGTAAATGGACAGTCGTGAGCGTTGGGACGATCCGGAGGAAGCGTTTCGTGTCGCGATGGAGGGGATGCGCTCCGGTATCTATACGGCAGAGCCCGGGATTATTCAGTCCGTGAATTTCGGCTCCGGTACGAACGATGTGACTGCCGTCGTGCAACTCGCGATCAAGGGCGTAGTGCATGCGCCGGACGGCTCAGCGAAGTTCGTCAACAAGCCGCTGCTCGTTGACGTGCCGCTGCACTTCCCGCGCGGGGGCGGTTGCGTGCTGACGTTCCCCGTCGCCAAGGACGACGAATGCCTTGTCGTCTTCGCTGCTCGCTGCATAGACGGCTGGTGGCAGTCTGGCGGCGTCCAGGCGCCGATGGAGCCGCGTATGCACGACCTGAGCGACGGCTTTGCGTTTGTCGGCTTTTTTTCGCAGCCAACGAAGATTGGCGGCATTAGTACAGCAAGCGCTCAACTGCGCAGCAACGACGGCTCGACCTACATCGACCTGAATCCGGGTGCGCAGACTGTGAAGATCGTGGCGCCCGGTGGCTTCGAGGTCGACGCGCCAACGTCGCTTTTCACCGGGACGGTAACGATTCAGGGGCTCTTGACGTGGCTCGGCGGGATGGCAGGTAGTGTTGCCAGTGGCGTGGCCGCAACCATCAAAGGCACAGTGAATTTTATCGGCAATGTGCTGGCCAACGGCAAGCGAATCGACGATTCGCACACGCACAGCGGTGTGCAGAAGGGCGGCGACAACAGCGGGACGGTCAACTAGGCTACAGGGACGTGTATGCGGTATCGAAAGGAGGACGCGAGCGGGGACTATTCGTTCGGCAACCAGTCGGCGGATTTCTGGATTGACACGCCAGAAGGCGTTGCGCAGGCCGACAAGACGCGTCTGGCCTTGTTTACGGGCGAGTGGTTCGTCGACACTTCGGACGGAACGCCGTGGCGCACTGAGGTGCTCGGCAAATACACCCAGCAGAGCTACGACGCAGTAATCAAGGATCGCATTCTCGGCACGCAGGTCATGACGGCGCAAGGCGTTGTGACCGCCGCAGTGACTGCCATCACTGCCTACTCAAGCACGTTTGATTCGCAAACCCGCACGCTGACTGTCGCCGCAACCCTCGATACGATCTACGGCGAAGCGAAGGTAGCCATCACCCTATGATCACCACGACTGCAGCAACCATCGATGCCACCGGTATCAGCGCTCCATCATACGAAGACATTCTGGAGTATCTGAGGGCACAGTATCAGGGCATCTATGGCGCCGACGTTTATCTTGGTAACGATAGCAAGGATGGCCAGTTTCTCGGCATCATCGCGAAGACAATCAGTGACGTGAACTCAGTCACGATCAGCGTCTACAACGCGTTTTCGCCGGCGACTGCCCAAGGCGCCAACCTGTCGAGCGTCGTCAAGATCAACGGCATCCGGCGCGAAGCATCAAGCAATTCGACTGTCGATGTGCAGGTCGGCGGACAGGCCGGCATGCCGATCATTAACGGTGTCATTATCGATCCGGCGAACAACCGTTGGAGCCTGCCGGCCGAGGTCGATGTCCCCCCTGCGGGCACGGTGACGGTCACCGCTACGTGCCAGACGCCGGGCGCAATCCAACTGGCACCTAACACCACATGGACGATAGGCACACCGACGCGGGGCTGGCAGTCCGTATCTAATGTCAATGCGGCGTCGCCGGGTGCACCTGTTGAGGAGGACCCAACGCTGCGTCAGCGGCAAGCGACGTCCACAGCCATCCCGTCGCTTACGGTGCTCGAGGGGATCGTCGGTGCAGTCGCGAATATTCCGGGTGTCACGCGCTATGCAGCGTATGAGAACGACACGAGCCAGACGGACGCGAACGGTATTCCGCAACACACGATCGCGATCGTGGTGGAAGGCGGTGACGCCGTCGCTATCGCGCAGGCGATCGCGAAAAAGAAAACTCCAGGCGGTGGCACGTTTGGCGATACGCCGATCGTGGTAATCAACAAATACGGCATGCCGATAACCATCAACATCATTCGCCCGAGCGAGCAGGCGATCACCGCGGCGGTTTCCATGAAGGCACTCGCGGGCTACACCTCCGCAACGGGCAAGGCTTTACAGAAGGCTGTGTCGGATTACATCAACGCCGTTGCGATCGGTGGCGGCGCTGCCAGGGTGGTTGAGTGGGACGCGTGTATTGCAGCAGCGAAAAGCGTCCCGGGCAGCAACACGTTCAAGATCGCATCCCTGACACTTTCCGGCAATGGCGGAGCTGGTTCGCCCGATGTTCCGCTCGCGTTCAATCAGGCGGCAACCTGCACGCCGGACAGCGTCGTTCTGACGGTGAACTGATATGGCGCTGGTATCAGATTACACGGACCTGGTGACGTCGCAGCATGCGGACAAGCCGAAATTCATGGCGATGGTCTCGGCGGTCACACAGTGCTTCGTCGACCAACAAAACGTCCTTGGCTCCATCCCACCGGCATTCGATCTCGACGATGCCGTTGGCGTACAGCTGGACGCTGTAGGACTATGGGTCGGCATTGGACGGCAGGTGGATACACCGCTGACCGGCGTTTATTTCTCTTTCGACACGGAGGGTGTTGGGTTCGATCAGGGTGTCTGGCAAGGTCCTTTCGATCCGAGCAATGGCGTAACGACGCTCGACGATGACACCTACCGGTTGCTGATTAGAGCCAGGATTGGCGCGAACCATTGGGACGGTACGCTCGACTCAGCGGCGGAGATATTGAACAGCATCTTTCCGCCAGAAACGCGGGTGTTCATTCAGGATAACTGCGATATGTCGATTACGATCGGCATCGCTGGGACGCCACCCAATGCGCTGTTCCTGGCGCTCTTGGCGGGCGGCTATATCCCGCTGAAGCCCGAGGCAGTACGCGTGAACTACTACATCGTGACGTCGGAATCCGGCGCACCTATTTTCGGGTTCGACGTCGAGAATGAACTTGTGTCGGGATTCGATGTGGGTGCATGGGGCACCCCGCTGTAACGACGTAACTCTTTGTCTATCAGGCCACCTTAGGGTGGCTTTTTTTATGCCCGGAAGCTACATGCCAGTAGAAAACGACTTTCTTGCATTCGCGACAGCAAGCAACGCGAACGTGCTCCCGCAGAAGGACTACGCGGCATTGACGGCCGTTGCCACCGGATTTTCTGCGGGCGTCGCACAGTCCGCTGCGGTGAATAAGGCGCTGCGCCAGGGCTCGATCATCGCGGCGATGATTGCCCAGTTTATCGTGGCGAACAGCGGACAGCCCGCGATAGATGATGGCACGACCGCAACGTTGCTCGTGAACTTTATTGGGAGCATGCGGGCGGTGCAGCAGTCCACGCCGCCACTGGCAGATACGGGGGCAGTGAATGCCTACTCTGCCGCCAACGTTGTGCCGCTCACAGCCGCAACGCTCTTGCACGGTGTGCGCCAGCGTCTAACGGTTGCACACACGAACAGTGGCGCCTCGACCTATGCGCCGGACGGATTGCCGGCAAAGCCAATCGTCGGCCTCGGGCTTCAGCCGTTGCAGGGTCTTGAGCTCATCGCCACGCAGATTGCCGAGCTGGAGTACGTCGTTGCGCCAGCGCTTAACGGAGGGAATGGTGCGTGGTTGCTGCTCAATTGTGGCGGCGGTGCGCGGCAGTTAGCCCCGTCATCGTATGGCGTCACGCCTGCGCAGTTCGATAACACCACGAAGCTGGCCACGATGGAGGCGGTTCAGCGCGGGCTCGGCAACTTCCAGGGTTGCCGTTTTGTCAACGCCGCCACGGCCCTGACGGCTGCTGACTTTGGGAAGACCATATGGTGCGGGGGAACCGGAACGTATGCCGTGACGCTTCCTGTCGTCGCCGCTGGCACCACTGGTGGTGCGTTCCGTCTTTGGGCTTCGTCGTCTTCGGTTACCGTCGCACGGGCCGGTACCGACAACATCCTGGTGAACAGCAGCAGCGTTACCTCAGTGACGTTAAACCAGGGCGATTCGCTGTTGCTGGTCGCGGTGCCCGGTACCGGCTGGCTTGCAATCGGCGGCACGGCACAGTTCGCCTGGTCTGCATCGTTTGGATCGTCGGTGGCCCTGAATGGCTATCAGAAGTTGCCGAGCGGCCTGATCGTCCAATGGGGCAGCTCGCAGTCAAACTCGGCTGGCATTGCCTCCTTTACGCTGCCCATTACTTTCCCTCATGCGCTTTTGTGCTTCAACGCCAATTACCTGCTCAGCGGGACGGCGCTCGGCGTGGCGGCGCAGCCATCCAGTAATTCAACGACCAGCGCGTTGTACGCAAATGTCTTTACTACCTCAACTGGCGCGCCAGTCAATGGTGGCGCGGTCTACTTCATTGCACTCGGGTACTAATCATGGGCCAGAAATCTGTGGCATTTGACGCGCAAGGCGTAATCACCAACGCCTATGACAGCGCGGACTGTCCGGTTCCCGATGGCGTCACAAACGTCATTGAGATCACCGACGAGCAATACGCGGCGGTCATGAACACCAAAGGCGGCTGGAGTGCATGGTTCGTAGCCAACGACACGCTCGAACCTGTTCCGCCACCCACCTCGGCGCAGTTGCTTGCTGACGCGCAGACTGGACAGATCGCTGTGCTTTCGAAGGCATATCAACAGGCAATCCAGCAGGATGTGTGCTACACCAGTGAGCTCGGTGTGACGCAAACCTATCAAGCTGACAGCGGTAGCCAGACCAGGCTGATGCAGGCCGCGCAGGGCTTTGGGATCGCCGGCGCGACGCCTCCCGGCTTCTACTGGGTAGCCGCCGATAACACACAGGTGTCATTTTCCCTCGAAGACCTCCAGGGGCTCTTCAGTGCGATGGTTGCCCAAAGTTGGACGGCGTTTCAGAAGTGGCAAACGCTCAAGGCACGGGTCGCTGCGGCCGAAAGCGTCGAGGAGCTCATCAAGATTTCATGGTAGCGCGCGGCTTCGGTCGCAGCGTCGACGCATCACTGATTAACGCTTCACATCAAACCGCCTTCGGGCGGTTTGTTCGTTTACGGCCGCCGCGGTCGGCGGCTCAACCAGGGAGGGGCACTTTGACACAACAACTTACGGACCATTTCACGCTTGCTGAGTTGACGCAAAGTCAGACCGCGGCCCGTCGAGGCATCGACAACGAGCCGACGCAGGCGATCGTAGTGAACCTCACGCGGACCGCGCAGGTGCTCGAGCAGGTGCGCACGCTGCTCGGTGGCAAATCGATCCTCGTCTCATCCGGGTACCGTTCGCCTGCATTGAACGCTGCCGTCGGCGGCGCGCGCGACAGCGCGCACTTGCAGGGGCTGGCCGCGGACTTTACCTGCCCTGGCTATGGAACGCCGCTCGACGTCGCGAGGAAGATTGCGGCGTCGAATATTGCCTTCGATCAGGTCATTCAGGAGGGCACCTGGGTTCATATCGGCCTTGCGCCGGCTGGACGGCGCGCTCGCGGCGAGGTGCTCACGGCGAAATTCGGCCCGGGCCCGACCACGTACATGAACGGTCTCGCATGAGAGAAGGGGGAGCGTTGACCAATCTTTCCATGTACACGGGTCCGATGTCCATTTTCATCGCTGGCGCCGTGGGCTCTCTGGTGCGGCTGATCGTGAGACCTCCCGAAAGCTGGCGACTGAGGCTGGCGCACGTCATCAGCGGGGCACTGGTGGCGCTGTTTGTGGCCCCGGGCGTAGTCGAGATGTGGCTCTCGAAAGACAGCATCGGTATCCAGCGAATGGTTGCCGTTGCGGTGGGCGTGATCGGCGCAAGCGTGGCCGAGATCGCTGTTCGAGTTGTGCAACAACGTGGGGAAGGGGTCGCCAATAGCTTCATCGACCGCGTAACCCCTACGAAAACGGAGAAAGCCGAATGAGTGCAATTGCCTTTATCTACACAGCCGTCAACATCGTGCTGCTCCTGCCTGTTGGCTGGCTGCTCGTCATCCACCGGCAGCCGCCTATGTGGCGCGCTGTTCTCGCGCTCATCCTGATGGGCGCTCTATGCAACATCGCGGGACTCATCTGGCTGGGATACAACCTGGTATATCCCGGCGAGCCTGTTATCACGGTCGGTTTCTGCCTGTTCGTGCTGGGGCTGGTTTTCTCAAAACAGCCGCTAATCACACGGCGGATCGGGCAATAGGGGCGGCCAAATGGTGAAGCTCATGGTCGTTCCGGTTGCTGTGTTCTTGGCACTTGCGTTGGGCTCATGCGTGCTGAGTTCTCCCAACGCCCGGTTTGAAGCGTCATTCAGTTGCACCCGAGCCTCGAGCGCTTCGAGTGACGTCGCCGCCGAAGGCCCACTTCGGCGCTTGATGGACGCTACACCGCCTGAGCGCCTGTAAGGGGCAAAAAAAAGAGGCCGCAGCAGGGCGGCCTCGAAGTACAACAGCGCGCTTCGCGCCGGGGGAACGGAACGAAGCGAATCCATCTTGGAGACGCCATCGACCGGTCGGAATCGGACAACTCCGAAACCTCTATTTCTTTATGCCGACGGCACGGCGCATCGCGGCGGTTATACCTTGCCGGGTCCTCCAGAACCCGGCCCACGGGTCTGCGTTCAATGAGCGCTGCCGCGCCACGGCTTTTCTCATCGTCCATTCGTCTCCGCGCACCACGCTTTTCAGTTCGTCCCACGAGATGGGCATAGACACCGCCATACCACCACGCGCGCGAACAGAGAAGGGCGCGACCGTGCTCGCACCGCGGCTGTTCCGCAGATAGTCGATGAATATCTTGCCGACGCGGTTGCGCGGCCCCGAGACGGCGGAGAATTTCTGCGGCACCACTCGCGCCATGTGACGGGCTACCGCGTGTGAGAAGTCCTTCACCTCGTCCCAGCCTTGCTTCCGCGTCAAAGGGACGACGATGTGAAATCCTTTTCCGCCACTCGTTTTTGCGAACGAGCGCAGGCCGAGTTCGTCCAGAACGGTTTTGACCAGGTCGGCAGCTTCGAGCATGGCAGACCACGGAAGTGCGGGATCCGGGTCGAGATCGAAAATCACGCGGTCAGGATGGTCCAGGTCAGGGGCGACGGCGTTCCACGAGTGCAACTCGACGACACTCATCTGCGCCAGGCCAACGAGCGCATCAACGTTGTTCGCAACGAGCAAAGGCGGATGATTAGGATGCAGTTCGACGGGCAGTTCGTCAACGCCCGGAATACGCATCCGCTCCGCGTGCTTCTGAAAAAACAGCTCGCCTTTGAGCGTGTCCGGCGCGCGCACGAGCGTAAGCGGCCGGTTGTGCAGGTACGGCAGCGCCCACTCGGCAATGGCATCGTAGTACCGTACAAGGTCGAGCTTCGTGTGACCGGCGGTGGTGTCGATCACGCGCTGGGGATTGCTGATTTTGATGTCACCGACCAGCACGGTGCCGCGCGCGCCGGGGCGCTCGCGCGTCGACCCGAAGTACCCCTCGTCAGGCGCGTCCACCACCTGCTCTTCGGTGACGGCGCCGGCCGGCTTGTCTTCCCGGATGGCGTGGAAAAGCGGGTGCCTTATCTCTCCGCCGGGCGTCCATTCCAGAAACGACACCTCGGCCACCACCTCTGGCTTCAGCCAGTGAAATTCGCGATCCCGTTCAGGTCCCGGCGCATTGTAGAACGGCGGTTGGGCCACCTTCAGCGTCGCTATCCTTTTCGTGAAGGCCACGCTTTCCCGCGGTGAAAAATCTGGCCCGACGTGTCCGGCATAGCGGAGGGTGCCGTCCTGTTCATGCACCCCCAACAGTAGCGATCGGACGCCTGACTTTGCCCCTTTGACTCGGGATATGCCGCCGATCACAAATTCCTGGCGCAGATTGCACTTCAGCTTGATCCAGTCTGTTGAACGCCCGGAGCGGTAGGGCGCGTCACCTCTTTTGCCAATAATGCCTTCCAGCTTCATGCGGCAGGCGGATGAGACGAGCGACGCAGGGTCTTCCGCGAAATCTTCGGAGTAGCGAAGCAGGGGACTCTCGACCTCCTCCATCAACTCGCGCAGGAGCTCCCGGCGAGCACGGAGCGGCTGCTCACGTATGTCGGTGCCGTTGATCCACAGCAGGTCAAAGACGAACAGGACTATTTCGGCGGTACTGCGCCGGTCAAATGCGTTCTGCAACGCATTGAAGTCGGGAGTGCCAGCGTCGTTGAGCACGACTGCCTCGGCGTCGATCCATGCGTCGTCCACGGCCAGAGCGCGCAGCGCGTCGCGCAGTCGTGGCATGCGCTCCGTCCAGTCGTGTCCATTTCGGGTGAAAAGTCGCGCCTCGCCGCCCTCAATCCGCGCCAGCATTCGATAGCCGTCGAACTTGATTTCATACGACCAATCGCCATCGGCTGGAATGTGCGCGGCCAGAGTCGCGAGCTGTGGCTCGATCAACGACGGCATGCCGGCCGCCGCTGATTCTATGGCGGGGTGCTTGCGGCTCGCTCTCGGTGAACTCCATCGTGACATAGCAGATTATCTGCGCTCGTCCGGCTGCGGCGGCGAACCGTCCTCCGTCCAGCGGACGGGCGCGAGCATCGGCTTGTCGGCGTCAATGCCGACAGTGTGCAGCGCCGTTTTGAGTTGCGTGATCTGCGGCACGAAATCGAGGGTCCATGTCTCGCCCTCGCTCGTAATTTCCATGCTGTTGTGAACGACCAAGGTGTGCAGAGCGACGAGCAGCGCCTGGATCAGCGGCGGCTGCTGAAACGGGTCAAAGGCGGGTTCTTCCATAATGGGCCTCCTGCTGCCCCTTCAGCATCCATCATGCCCATGACTCGGGCGCGCCGCGGCGTTTACTTCGCTGGCAGCAGGTTAGTCGACGCCCAGTCGACAAACTCAACAACGTAAGTTCTATAGCTTAGGCCGGTTCGCAGCACCGATGCGATGATTGCATTCGCCTGATCCCTCACCTGCACGGCGGTGCCTTCCGAAACGTGCACGTATTCGGCAGGCGGCAAGTGGTGGACCGTACTATTGTCCGCGACAATTAGCGGCCCGAAATGGTTAGACACCATGCGCTCGTGAAGGTGGGCGTAGTCATTGCCGTCGGCGCCGCCAAGCAACTCAACGCGGATGTTGAATCTCTTTTTCATGGTTCACCTGTTCGGTAAGGGCGCCCGAAGGCGCCCAGTGATTAAGCGGCTTTAGGTGCGCCGATTCGACCCGGTGCGCGAGGTGCAGAAAGTGTCAGAACCTTGTCGAGATACGGCAGGGCTTGCGGATCGCGCGTCTTGAAATATGAAGCCGCCCGCTTTGGCATCCACTCCTCCGCAATGTATTGGCGGAAGTGTCCCAGAAGGTGAACGGGGTACAGCTTAGCGTCTACTTCGCGGCCGTCCGGATAGACGTGCTTGTACGTCGGAAAGTAGTCAGGATCAGCGTAACCGTGCTTGCGTAGGAAATCGCAGAAGAGGCGACCCTGGCTGATGTCGGGCACGAACCGCTCGGGCATGCTGTAACCCTGGGCCTCAAGAGGTCCGAGAAGAGTCAATGACATTTCCTGCAGGATCGAAAAGAAGTTAGCCGGCACGCGAGACAAGTTGTCCATGTGCCGCTTGAGATGGTAAGGCAGCACTGGCGCAGTGCGATTGTTTGGTGCGCCGCCGCCCGACATCCACGTGTACACCCAGTCAGTCACTTGGACTGCAAACTCTGGCGACAGCCATTGTGCAAGGTGAAGAGCCACTTGCGGGTGAACCCAAGTGCTCACGGTGCCGCGGGAGTCTCTAACCTCTTGAATTTGCTCCGAAACTCGGATCTGAGTTTTGGCTTCGAGGGCACGCAGAAAATGCCCGGTCGATTCTAGGCGGTGATAGTTATAGAAGCGCTTGTCTGCGATCTGGCAGAGTTGCGTCGCGTTGACGTAGCCATCACTGGCCCGTTGCTCGATAACGCCGCCGTTCACATTGTGACGGATCAGTTGAAGCGAAAGTTGATGCTGAGGTTGCATATGTTAAGTTCCATATGCGCCGCCCGAACGGTGTCACACAACGCCACACGGCGTCACACCGTGTCACAGAATGTGTTGACTTAGGAAAACAGTCTCGCTAATATTCGGGCCAACGCTGGTTAGAAAACTAAACCTGCACGGGTGGACTTTGGGGGTTTGTCCCGTGAGATTTCGGAAACAACAAATAAGGCTACGACATGCTAGGTCGTGGCCTTTTTTATTGCGGGTAAAGAATACCGTAAACCCGGAATGATCTGAACAACTGCGCCAAGAAGAAATTTCCGCAAACGTTTTACTTTGAAACGATTTGTAAGTTTCGTTCTTCGTCCAAAGACCTTGACCGGGTTGCGTTGCGCCACCCCCCCGAACTGTCTGCATTCGCGAGGGTGGATCTTCAACGAGTTTAGGATTGCCACGGTGAAAGCCAGTTCAGCCGCTCAACGGCGGAGCCGTTCGGCCCCGACTTTTATGGTCCTTACGCGATGTTGATTTCAATGCGTTTGCCGCTTGTTTATGCGGGTGGGTGCGCCCGGCGCATCGGCGGCTGCTCGTCATCTGCGCCAATCGCCCGCACCCAGTGAACGCAGCCTTGTTTCGGCTGCGCATTGATCTGCTCACGATCGTCATGCATGCATGAAACGATCGATCCGCCCGCGCGGAACTCGGCAAAGTGCTCGCACCCTACGCAGGGGCGCGGATTTCCGTATGGGTTGAAGTGAGGCATGGCGCGTTACCTGTATGGATATACAGTATAGTGCGTGGCAAAATGACTCTCTCGTACCGGGCGGAGACGCGCATGTCCATCCTCGTAGGAACTGCTTCATGGACTGACAAAACGCTGATCGAATGCGGCGCCTTCTATCCGCCCGGCTGCAGCAGCGCGGAAGCGCGGCTCAGGCATTACGCCAGCGTCTTCCCGCTGGTTGAGGTCGATTCTTCGTACTATGCGATGCCGAGTGCGACCAACAGCGCGTTGTAGGTCGAGCGCACGCCCGCGGATTTTGTTTTCGATGTGAAGGCATTCCGGCTGTTCACGGGCCACCAGACGGCACCGCGATTTTTTCCGAAGGATCTGCAGGCCCATCTGCCAGACACCGGCAAGAAAAATCTGTACTACAAGGACATTGCGCCGGCGGTGCTCGAGGAGTTATGGGCGCGCTTCTTCGAGGCACTGCAGCCGCTCCATGCGGTCGGCAAACTCGGTTCCGTCCTCTTCCAGTTTCCGCACTGGGTGACCGCGGTACCGAAGGCGAGGGCGCACGTGGAGCACTGCGCCGAACGCATGCATCCGTTCCTGACCGCATTCGAATTCCGGCATGAAAGCTGGTTCAGCGATAAGCACCGCGATTCGACGCTCGCTATGGAGCGGGAACTCCCTCCAGACCGGTCAGTCAAGCGGATCAGTGGTTTGCGAGCTGGAGTACTGGAAAACGGCCGTCGGCGACCTCACCCAATCGGCCATAAAGCGACATTCGCCCTGCCTGCTTTTGAAGCGGCCGGATTTGGTGGAGACTCCAACTCTTGAGGAAAGGAGGCCATGATCCAGCTGACTTTCTTATCTATTAATGGGAGAGCGTGCGTTCGACGAAAGGCATAAATCGTGCACCTCTTCATGATCCCCCACATTCCGACACGACAGGCATGCAGATCGATAACGTTCCCGACCTGCCACCCCTTCGACGCGGCCGTCCACGTACGAACGCGTAGGCACGTTGAAACGAATGCGCAGAACCGACGTCGGGGACTGAGCGATCAAAAGCGCGGGAGCGAAGTTCGTGGCGACTTTTCGCCTACCGTTAAACCTCTCACTACACAGAGTTTTGGCGGACAGATACTTGAGCTGACGCTTGCAGGTAATTGCGTCGTCCCCTAGCCTAAAATTGCTTTCCCCGAGTTCGCAAGTGACGGGCTCACTTGTGATCGCATGGATTCCGCTAAGCGGCGTGATTCGCATTGGAAAGGCCATGTTGAATCGATCACCATTATCTGCGTTTTTGGTACTGTTGGCTCTTGTAAGCCAATTCGCACGCGCTCAGAGCTCTATGCATGAAACGCTTAAATCAGCTGTTGACAATATAAGAATAAGCGTCCTGACAAAGCCGTTGTCGCAACCACTGCAAGAAACGTTGAAGCAGATTGCATTTCAACCAGAGAAACGCATAGTGGGCGGAGTGCCAATCGATATTAATAAGGTTCCTTGGCAGGTAGCGCTAATCGCTGGCGATTTGCCTGAGCCTGGCAGAGTTTTGTTTTGCGGGGGCAGCGTTGTCGCCTCTAACTGGGTAATTACTGCTGCTCATTGCGTAGACAACAAAACCGCCCCCAATCAAGTTGACATTGTGGAAAACACGTCATATTACCGCTACGGCGGGGACCGTCTGAAGGTCGAAAAGATATTCATTAATCCAAAATACAATCCTACAACGCTTGAAAACGACATCGCCCTGTTAAAACTACAGTCCCCTAGTGCAAGCCCACATCCGATCTCATTGCCGCCAAGCAGTGTCCCATTATCTTCATCAAGTGAACTGTCGGTAACGGGTTGGGGTGCGGTTCTCGCGGGCCAAAATCCATCTGACCTACTATTGGTTGCGCGAATCCCTGTAGTCTCTACGGATACATGTAACAAAAAGGAGAGCTACGATGGGGAAGTAAGAGATGGAATGATATGCGCTGGATTTGACGAAGGCGGACATGACGCTTGCCAAGGCGACAGTGGCGGTCCTGCGGTGCTGGGATTGTCTGAAACGCCCACGCTAATCGGCGTCGTTTCGTGGGGTTCGGGTTGCGCGCAGAAGCGGAAGTATGGTGTGTACACCAGCGTCCCATTTCATCGTTTGTGGATTGACTCCATTATCTCTCCAGAACAATAAATCGCTGAGTAACTTAAACATTTCCTACTGCGAAGCAGTGAATGGGTTGGTCTCGCAAAACTCAAAAGTCAATGCATCTACGCGACGATGTGAGGCAACAATGGTTTCTCAAGTATTTAAATTGAACTCATATAAGCCGGTTGTTGCGGCACTGCTCGCATTCGCCATATCGATCGTACATGCTCAATCGCTCGAAACACGGGTCGGGTGGCTCGATCATTGTCCTAGCGATGCTTCGGCGAAAAAGCGAATTTTTCCGCTATTAGCGATCGTCTTACCCTATGCGATAAACGCTACCGTTGACTATGCAAGCGCAGCGCTAACGAAGGCTGCAAGTGACAACGCCGATACCAGCGCTGCACACGACGATGAATATCTTTTGGAGATAGATTCCACAGGTGAATTGCATACTTCAAGTAAGGTTTTTTGCCTTGTTGTAGTAAAAGGAGTTTTTAACGGAAGCGCAAGTGCGCCTCAATTTAAATGGGCCACGGATAGATTCGCCGGATTGCAATATCCTTACTTCCAATTTGAGGCCAAGTTGGTTAGCAGCGTAAACGACTCGGGCGTCTATAGGTTGGCGCCGGTTTTCATACGCAGCGCTAAACCCGAAACCTCGTCAGTTTTCTCATCGGCGAGACGGGACTATAACGTCTCTGTAACGTTGACGGATTTCTCGAGCAGAGCTCCTTTTGCCTCGGTCACGTTCAATACGACCGTTGAGTCTCCAGGAGAGAGCGGAACCGTCTCGCAGTCGTCATTGGATAACATGCTGAGTGAACCGTTTTCGTTTCCACCTTCGTTCGCCGATGTTACGACTGAGCGCCAAAAAAGAGAGAAGTTAGCGGCGCGGCAAATAGTGGCCGCGACAATTATCGATGCGTCTTGGGAAGCTACGCGCCCAAAGCCCGCGGCAAGGTTTGACGAATTCTCTAGCCCTGAAGTTCGGCGCGTTCTGCAGTCTTACTGCATGAAAATACAAACGACAAACAAGGCGTTGGCTTCAGAACACAAATATTTCGATGCGCGCTGCATGCACGACGTCGCAATTCAACAACAGAGTCTTGATTTGGCGATTAACAAAGCACTTACGAGTGAGGACTCGACGCGGTGGGCCCGCGGGGTATGTCCTTCCTATACCGCCCCAGGTGGTGATAGGCTGGGAGGCTGCGGTTTGTCAACGAAGCTGGATCCTGCCGGACTTTTTTTGACCAATTTAACGCTCACCGAAACGCGCCATGGAGCGTCCTGGTCGAAAACATTTGCAAAGGCTGTCGAAGATAACAAAGACGCGCTAAAGTCTTCCGCGAAATCGCTCCTTCCGTCAGAGCGCGAAAAGACGCAGCAATCCGCTGTGGAGGCAGCGAGGCAGGCTCACCAGGCCGTCTTACTTGCCGACTTAGCGGTCGAGGCAGCGCAGCAATCGCTCGACGAACTCGTGCTGGCGAACGCGCCAGAATCGGAAAAGACAAATGCGAGAATCGCTTTGCTTAAGGCGAAGATCGAGCGAAATGAAAGCTATCGAAAAGCAGGACTCGTGACCCCAGATCCCGATATCGGCTAACTCGTTGGTGCACTGCCCGGCGGTTGTTCACAGGCGACCGTTCCGCTTGATAAGCGGACCTTCTCGCGGGAGGGGGGCCTGAAGGTCGCCAATTTGTTGGTTGGAGACTGCGGCATCCGGTCGTCTTGGCGCTGCGATTCAGTTCAAGCAGCGAGGGGCGGCGACAGATCGCGTTTGGAAGCCCCAGTACGCGGATCTGTGTCGTTCGTGCCCATCACCGACGAACCGCCGCCTGAGGCGGCCACGGCGGGTGCATTGTGCCAATCAGACCGGAGAACATCGACGATTGGCTCAACTCAGATCCGGCGAAGCTGTCAGCTTTGCACGCGGTCCCAGACAGTCGCTATCGGCCATACTTGGAACACCGGTTGGGCGGCTTGGCAGGTTACGTATGCGTAGGGCTATTCAGTCAGACACATTCAGCGAACGGAGGGTCCAAAGCAATTGAAAGACACGACTGAAACGCGTCAAAGTTCAGCCATCCGACACGGTGGTGCGAGCGTCGCTTCCTTCGCCGTTTCGTCCGCGGGCGTCAAAAAGGTCGGCCTATCGACAGCGGAAATAGTGTGTAGCAAGGCTGTAAGCGCAATTGGCGCGCTCAATCCGGGACCCAAAAATACATGGAGCAGGCACAACCCCTTTGTCGCGCCGGTATGCGAAGGCTGGACTACCCGAGGAGTTCCAAACAAAAAGCCCCGATACGTCGGGGTTTTGGTGCTGAAGCGGCATTTAAGCACTACGTGCTATTATCTACGTCCGGAAAACGTGCGCACAGCGCCGTTTTCGTCTTCCCACCGTTGCCCACGAGCGATACGTTCGCGTAGGGCTTCAGGCGTCATGCTTGGCGCAGATAGAAGGGTGCGTACACGTGCGACGGCAGCGGCCTGCTCAGCTTGCCAAGTCGACGGTCTGTCTGCCGCCGATTGCTCATGAGACTTGCGCTTGCGAGTTAGATGCGTGGTCATTTGACTACCTCCGGCGTTGATTCTACTGGATTTTTGCGGTTTTTGCCATGGACGTCACCACGTGACCGCGCCGTTTGACCACCCCATAGCCGAAGGTCTCGTAATAGCCCACCACCTTGGCGAGGGGTTTGTCTATGACAATAAGTTTGGACGCAAACGAAGCCGCGATTGCCTCCAAAATTACGTCGACGAGCGTCATCGCCACGCCCTTCCCAAAGGCAGCGCCGTCCTTTTCCAAAAAAAGCAGCTTGGTGTACAGACAACCCCTGCTAACACGTACAAGTGTAAGTATTGACACCCGCCCCTCGAGCGCGACCCCAATAAAACAGCTTTTGGCAGCTGATTTACATACCTTGAGAGCCCAATCCCACCGCAGCGGCTCCTCTCTTGACTGCCAGCAGTTGATAATCGGGCCCACGGCTTCTGGATGTACAACCTCCAAAGCAGCCCGGGTGTCGGAAAGCGTTGCTTTAATGACAGGCTCGATTTCGACCACGGCAGCTGCGACCTGCGCCAAAAACTCCTTTTTGGCTTCGTATTTCGTTCTCATTGGGCGTCAGCCTGAAAAGTATGAAGGCAATGGGCGTACGTACGATAGTCGCATTGCCCCGCCACAACAGAACTGGCAATCGACCCCGCTTCGTGCACGCCACTCCGATCTTCAAGGCCTGCAGATAGCTCCACGCTAAAAATGTCACGCGACTCGCCGCAACCCTGCGGACATATGACGACACGTTGTATCGTTTAGAATCCCGCTAGATGCGGGCATGCATGGTACAGAACTTGGCCAGACTAGGAAAGTTCGCGACCATTGATGCAACGGAGTTGGCCCGCATCAAGCGGCAAAAAATAGTTACGAACCGTTCGGGGGCAAACTTGAGTACACGCACTGATTTCCAAAATTGGATCACATTCTTTGACAATCAAGACCTGGATGTTTTTCAGTACGCCGGCCCGATTGATCGACGGGGTTATCGGGTGCTTTCACGAGTCATCCCAAAAACGAAAAAAAAGAACGCCTTGTTGATTTTGTGCACGTTCGGAGGCGATCCTAACGCAGGCTACCGCATCGCACGGGCTTTGATTCATCACTACGGTACTGAAAATTTTAACGTTTTGATCCCGAGCGACTGCAAAAGCGCAGGTACCTTAGTGTGCATAGGGGCGCATAAACTCTACATGTGCGACCGCTCAGAGCTTGGCCCTCTCGACATCCAAGTCGCAAAACAGGATGAGATGTTCCAGCAAAGCTCGGGCTTAGACATCGTTCGCGGCGTGCAGCATCTACGAGAGGACGCACTTGCAACCTTTAGTGACTATCTGCTTGAGATCAACGCCGGTAGCGGGCTCAGCACGAAAGTTGCCTCGGAGATCGCAAGCAAACTTGTAATCGGACTGTATGAACCTATGTTCGCACAAGTCGATCCCGTCAGGCTTGGCGAAATGAGCGCTGCGTTGCAGATCGCTCATGAGTACGGCACACGCTTAAACGAAAAATCGAAAAGTCTCAAAGCAGATGCACTGCACAAGCTAATCAACAAATATCCAGCGCACGCTTTCGTCATTGACCGCGCGGAAGCAAAAGGGCTGTTCGAACGGGTTGAGCGCCCGGATGACAAGATGATTGAGCTGGCTGAAATGGTAGCCGGTGTGTCTTGGAGGGATGGCGCGCAGACGACATCCTACGTGCTACACTTAAACGAATTCTTTGGCCGCATTGCTGTCGACAGCGACGGCGACCAGGCAGAAATTACCGATTCTCAGCAAACGATCTTGGGCGGTGCGCAAAATGAACTTGAACCAAGTGTGGGTGACGACGCCAACCCACAAGGCGATGAGCAATCAAACTCCGACGAACGCAATGAAGATGTTCCGGAGCAGTCAGCGTCAGACCAACCCCCTAACGGAAGCGAGCAAGGCGATGCGCGAGCAGCAACGTGAGCGGAAATGAGTAGATGCCACACGCGAAGCCCCGCAAACTTGCGGGGCTTTTTTTCGCCCAGGTTCACGCCCGCGATGTGTTAGAGAAGCCGTTGGGGCGCGGTTTCCTGCGAGCCAAAAGATGTCACGTTTTCAGAACGGAAGGCTGGGAAACCGGATAGAATCGTGGCGGAACGCTGCCGCTTTGTTCCGAAAATCCGATCGGAGAAACCATGCTGACAAAGCGTTTGGGGCTTGCTGAGTCCAGGATTGTGATTCCTGTTGTCGTGGGTTCGAGCCCCATCAGCCACCCCAAAGAATTTAGCGGGTTTCCGCGATAGTAGTTACTACATTGTTCCGATTTTTTGGAAGATGAGCAGAAAAATTAGGCCCGCTTCGAGCGGGCCTTTTTGCGTCCGGTGTTGGCGTTGCACTTGGTCGGGGAAAACGAATCTTGCGGATCAAAAATGTTGGCGTGATCCTGTGTGAGCAAGGTGATTGCAAGCGCAATCGTTGGAGTTGCAGTTCTTGCGGCTGAATACATCACTTGCACCTTTCTTTCATGCATCATCGTCTTCACTGCAGAGGGTGCTCTAGGCCTTGCCGCGAACAGGTTCCGGCAATGCACGCTGGTCTTTGAAGGGCCAGCAGCGGAAACTATCCAGTTCCTCGCGGCGATGTATAAGGACGCCGCCGGCGGTGGCCGTGAGCTCGTAGAAAACACGCTCCAGGGCGTCCGCAGCGGAGCAGTCCTAAACAGATCTGATTAGCGCAGTCACAGATCTGTAGCGAGTTCCGGAACTTGCGGACATGATCGATTAAACGTATTGCCCGTGTTGAACGTTTTTTGCGTCTGCCGATCGTGGGATGTCCAAAGGAAAATCCATGTCGTCGCTGCCTTACTTATACTCCTTCAATGGCCTTCCGCCTCTTTTTCCAGGACACCAGTCGTTTGCCAGTGTTAACGGCGGCAATCCTGCTCTTGAGTACCAGAGCATCGACCAATTCCTAGCCGACAGAGGCATTAAACCAGCAACCTATGCACGTTACAGCGTGCAGCGCGAGATCGTGCGGCGCTTCATGGGAAGTCCAGGCTGGCCAATGGACAAGGATCAGCAACTCTCATTCGTTAGGGCGGTCATCGATCTTGGGATGATCTGGGCGGTTATAGCGACATACCGCGGCGTGCGGAAATTACCGGGCGATTTTCGGACAGCGCTTTTCCGAGATGACGCCGGTACGCCGGCCGGCGCATCTAGCAAGGGGCGCGACACGCTTGCGGAGTATTACGCCAGCGCCAGATTTAAAGCTGCGGGATGTTTTGTTCGGCGAGAAGAGCCTGACATAATGTGCTCGTTCCGGGGCGAGGAGTTTGGATTAGCAGTGAAGCGTTTCAAGCCAGACAATCTGGAACGACACGTTCGCAAGGCACGCGACCAAATAGAAAAGACAAAACGCCCAGGGGTCATTGTGCTTGACATCACCCAGAGTTGCCCCATGATCCATACTCCCTTTCATGGCACATTGGAGCAACTTCGGGCGGAACGTGACGCGTGGGTGGATCAGCATTTCTTTTTGCCAATGCGTCGAAACAGCAAAGCTTGGAGACTAGACCAGCGCAAAATTCCTTACGTTGTCTGCTTTCACCACTGTGCGGGCTTTCTTACCGATGGGTCCATCGCTAGGGTATCGTTCATGGGAAACTCAGGCATGCTTCCGTTGCAAAAACCGAGCTGGAGAGAGAGCGCAATGATCCAGACGGTCCATGAAGCAATCGAGTATGCCCGCGCGACTCTTCCGGAGGCGACTCCCTAAAGCGTCTCACTACCGCGTTGGTCGTACTTTCCGCGCGCCTCAGCTCAGACCTCACAGTAATCCATCAAGCGTGACCGACTGGCGTTCCAACCGCTGCGCGTGTATGACCTGCCCCAAGAAACCGGGCCAGTCAGAACCTAGTAAAGTTCGTTTTCGGAGAAGAAGACGAACATGAAAAAGCGCTTTACGGAAGAGCAAATCATCGGGTTTCTGAAGGAAGCCGAGGCGGGTATGCCGGTGAGGGAGCTGTGCAGGAAGCACGGCTTCAGTGACGCGTCGCCCTAAATTGGCTACATTCCGCGCGTTGGCCGGAGACAGTCGCTATGTGACAGGGCCGGCGTACCGCCGACCGCTGGCGGTACGCGAAGGTGAGTTTCGCGTGGCCCACCGTCTTTTGAAAGCCGTTCCAATGTGGGCGCAAGCAAATATATCATTCGCCTCGTGAGATCGAGATAGGGCGCGGGGGCAACTTATAGAGACTCAATAGCTTTCGGGCTTCTGTTTCCCCGAGGCGGACTAGTCTGACCTTCTTGAGCACCTT